ACGCATCATTGCCCGAATGACACGCTAACTTGCTGGACCGAACACCAAAGTCCAGCGGGATGAGAGCGTAACTGTACAAGCTCCCGAAATCCCACACTTACTCACATGAGTGCCTTCATGGCACCGCCTGCACGCTGGCTCACAATGGCGGCACGGCCGACAGCCATGCCTGTGTTCGCCACCACGTCTGCGATGTCCATGACGCCGTTGCCCAAAGCCACCGCGCCCCTCGTCATCCTATCCCACATGGAGTCCGATGCAATGGGGTGGTACTTGTGGGAGGCGCTGGCAGGATGGTCGAGGTCGAACCTCACCCGGTATTCCACCGTGATCAAGAGCTCCAGCGTCGCACCACCAGGGTTAAAGATCGCTATCGGGGCCCATCCGATCGGCTCGGCGTTCGTCTCACCGTATGTGATCGTGGCGTCAGCTTCCTTACGCAACGGCGTGAACCGACTCACCTCCGTCATGTTTAACGGGTAAGAGTTGATTTGCACGCCGCGCAGTGCGAGTTTGGAAGCCGCCAGCAATCGCGGATTTTGAAATTGGACGAATTTCTCCATATACGTGTTCCATGAATCAGCACGCCCGCCAATGGCTGCCTGCGTGTTCATAACGCCCGCGTATATGATACCTGCTGCGTCTTGTAGTGCCGTGGGACACATGATCTGCACTGACAGGGCGGCCGGCACCAGCGTCGCTGCTGATCCCAGTCCGCCCAAGTCAATCGTCGTCGTTTGTGTGTTGTTGACCCCGTTGATTGGGCTAGCTGACGCAACATCGGACACCATCACTATTTCTGACCAATTGTCATGTTCAGTAGTTTGATGACCTTCGTGAAAAGTCCCGATGATGTTGGCGTGGGTGCTGACAGACACACGTCGTGTTGCCCTGATCGTAGTGTACGGGCCGACTGCGCGTGGCAAAGCCAGGTGAGCTGGATGCTTGGCATCCCAACATTGCATGCCGCGTCCTGGGACGCTTCCGAAAGCACGGGGAACGGAAGCTCCGACGCCGGTTGCGAGCACTCGCGTCGCGTTGCTGCGATTGGCGGGTCTAGCTCGCGGTCGGCGGCCCCTTTGTTTGTTCCCGCGGTTGCCGCCTGCGCGGCGACCGCCTCCGGACATCCTGTGAGTGAGTGGTGGGTGAGTGGGCAACAGGGCCGTGTCTCATCCATGAAACGAGCTGCAAAGCGCGCGTGCAACCTTGAACACAGCTCTTTAAAACGCCGTTGAAAGAAAAAACAGTACTTGGAAACCCCAAAGGTGAAAGGGGTCCGGCGAAAACTAAAACTAAGGACCACAGCTGGGCAAGCCATGATCACGAGAAAATTGAGTGCAACGTTTTCGGTTATAGTGGGTGTAGCCACGTAAAAGGTTTTAGACCCCGTAGTCCATTTGTCGTAAGCCGCACATCCCCCAAGCCAAAGGGATTGCAGCCAGGTGGCTCCGTTCTCTACTGATCAATGTCCCGGTAAGGCGTACCAAACCGACTCGAGTACTTGCCACCACAGCGGAGGTATTCTGAACGCAAGCAAAATCATAAGCAAAGCACTTGCGCTCGTAACCATTAGGCACCTGAGCGGGATACTCAGACGCCACATTCACCTGTAACTTTGACAGGCTTCGCAGGCCTACCGCTGCACGAGACGACTTTCACAGGGGGGCTCCGTCCCCCCCAACCCAACCAGTAAGGCAAGTCGCCGCCCTCACCGTTCGCCGTGCCAAGGCGCCCAGGCTCTTCACCCCCCAGCACAGGGGCTACTGAGGCATAAGGGTTCGCACCGTCGGACCTGCTAGACATTATCGACGGTCGAGGGATAGGCATATAGTACGCTGCCTCCTTTTCTTCAGAGGCAACTTCCCTCGTACTCCACCAAGCCCGCGTCTAAGACCTCGGGCCGGAGCATGGAGTAGCTCTATCATATGTATTGGACGTCCGCACTCCGTCATCCCTCTAGTCCCGTCGAGCAACAGTCTAGAGTTATCCAATACACCCAGGGCCCACGCGCGCAAAAGTAATCCCTGGTAAAAATACCCAAAATGGGTGCTCTCATCGAAAACGTGTACACATCATTAACACCCTAGCCGAGGGTAGGTGAAACGTTGACCAACACTAGATCAACCAAGCTTGAGGGAAAAAGCAGGCCAAGTCCCTGCCATGCATCTCAAGCGTGGTTACCCCGCACATCGCTGCGTACTCCTCCTTCGAGAAGTCACCGGCGTGCACTCGCGCCAAGTCCTGGTACGCGATGCTGCCGTCAAGCAATGGCTCCGGGTCGGGCACGTTGTTGAGCACCTGCTCTTCAGTGCCGACGTCGCCGAACATTTTGATGTAGATATCACGCAACATCGCGTTGTTGCGCCGGACCTGCCCGCCTGAGGCTAAGTGGTCAGTGCGCATGGCCGTGAAAAACGCGTGCATGGGCGCGAAGTACTTAAACTCATTCGCCATGCATGTAGCGTATACGGCTACGGATGGGTGATACTCCTCTTCAGAGAGGTCGGTCGACGACCAAGGTTTGTCTTGGAGAATGCGCTTGATCTCAGGAAACATCACCACATTCGCGCCTTCCATCACCGCCTTGCCGTCGCGCAGCAGTGCGGTGTAGCCGACGAATTGAATGCAGTCATCGCCCACGTTGCGGGCGACTTTAAGCTTGGCAGACCAACCGTAAGACGTGAAGAACTCATTGATCAACTGGCCGTTGTTGTGGACCAAAATCTTCTCGTCGAGGCTACCAAGCGTGTCGTCCCCTTCAAAGGCAAGAAATGCCTTATACACCTTGCCGTCGCGTGCGCTGGTGTAAAAGAAGTACTTGCCTTTGTTCTGAATCAGGCTCTGCACAGCCGCTTCGGCCTTGCCGGGCTTCACCAGCAAGGTCATCCAAGCCAACAGGTTCTGCAAGAAATTGCCACTCGAAGTCACGCGATCGCCAGATTCGCGCATGGCGCGTGGCAAAGCGAGCTTGAGGCAGCATCTCGCTCCTGCGGCGTCGACGTAGCGGACGACCCAAGTGCATGCGTGAGTGCGCGAATCAACCACGCGGCAGCAGAACCCGGCGTTGTCAGCGCTCAGGTCCAAATGCTGCATGATGTGCTTGAATAAGTCGCACTCGGCCTGTTTCAGCCGATCATAAATGCCAAACTCGAAAGCCGTCAAGTCGTTCTCGATCTTGTGAGTGCAGCCGTCCAAAGCGCAAAACAAGTCGTTCATCTTGGCATTCTTCTCCTTGTGCTTGATGCACGCGTGCGGCACGCTGTGGAACAACACGTCTTCAAAAACGGCGGCGGTTTTAGCCATGCCCCATACTCGCGCATTGCCATGGTTGACAATCGGGCGGGGCTTCGGCTTCTTGGTGACCTCTTTCTTGGTGAACGCATCAACCAAAAGAGAGAAGGGCACGCCTTCGTCGCCGCTCGAGTTGAGCGCGTCAATGTGCATCTGCATTTTCTGAACCTCGGTCCGGTTCTTGGGCAACACATCGGTTGTCTTAGAAATGAATCGCTCCGACTTCAGCACTCGGTTCTTGGTAAAAAGGTGCTTCTTAAGTGCGGCCACGACCTCGTCAAAGACTTTCGATTGATCAGGCGACAGATCCGCCACGCCAACACCCTTGTTGCGCATGGCTTCAGCCGAGACCAAGTTCTCGGGGTCATTGCTGAACAAATACTCTTTGACCGAGGACGTCTTCGGGAAGCGTGAACGCGCCTGGCGCACACCTAACTCCCCATCAGCGGTTCGGTTATCCTGCACATGGTCATCGTGCTCGTTGATGACAGTCGTTGATCGCAGGGGGTCGCCGTTAAAGTGGGCGCCCATTTGTTGGTCTATCTCGGCTGCTTCAGCTGCTTGCTCCTCCAATCCGGGCGGTGGTGGTAGCGCAGGCTTCAGTGGCCTCACGTTCGGACGTCCGCTTAAGTCAGGCTCCTGCAAGCAATCGAGCTCCTCCGCCTCGAAGTGCTCGCGCTGCGCTGACGCGTCCTGAACGGCCAATGGCCTGTACTTGCCGCTGGCAGAAATCGAACGCCCGCAGGGTCGGTGGGTTTGCCAAGCATAACCAACCTCCGCTGTTGCGTCCAAAGCGCCGTCGGGTAGCAAACCCATAAAGCAGTCGTAAAATGTTACCGGCGGGTACGCGCAACCGATCTCATCGACGATTGCTGACACCCCAACGGTGCACAAGGCGTAAGCGTACTCCTCGGCTTGCTTTCCTTGTGACACCAGATTGGCTATCTGTAACCAATCATTGGGCGGCTTGGCGCCAAACTGATGCGTAGCACCTGACTTATTCACGAGGCTGGCGGCAGCCGCGAGAATCTCAGTCGGGAGGAACACCTCATATGCCGACTTGTCCTCGTAGAGGTTGTCTGGCATGAACACCCCTTCGCCGTACACCATAGACGGGTTGAGGTCCGGGTCAATGTAGCACATGGTAGCATTGACGGCGGCCCTAACGCGGTTAAAGTAACGTTTGGGTTGCTTGAGGTAAGATGGTGCTTCGCAACGTCGGCATCTGTTGGGAATGCGCATCATGCGGTGCATGTGCGGCGTATCTCCAACGGGCTTAGCCAGCTCCTGTAGAGCGTCGCGGTAACAAAATGCGCACATACCAGCCCTCTCATCAGCCAAGAT